CAGAGGAGTTAATTCAAAAATTAGAGGAGGTGAAGTCGCACACACAGGAATCATCCCATTCCTAAAAAAGTTTGAAGCAACTGTTCGCTGTTGCACACAAAATGGTGTACGTGGCGGTTCAGCGACTACACATTTTCCTTTTTGGCATCAAGAGATTGAAGATATTCTTGTACTTAAAAATAACAAAGGCACAGAAGATAATCGTGTAAGAAAATTAGATTATTCTATTCAGTTGAATAAAACAATGTACGAAAGACTTTTATCTGGTGGCGACATAACTCTTTTCTCGCCAAATGATGTGCCAGGATTATACGATGCATACTTTGGAGATCCAGACAAGTTTACAGAACTTTATGAATCATATGAAAGAAAAACTTCTATCAAGAAAAAAGTTATGCCAGCAATGGAATTATTTTCTGCTCTTATAAAGGAACGTGCTGAAACAGGACGTATCTACATAATGAATGTTGATCATTGTAATACACATAGTTCATTTAAGGATACAGTATACATGAGCAATCTATGTCAAGAAATTACATTACCTACAAAACCACTCCAACATATTGATGACGAGCAAGGAGAAATTGCACTTTGTATCCTATCTGCAATTAACGTTGGTGTAATAAAATCATTAGACGATTTAGAAGAACTTTGTGATTTAGCTGTCAGAGCATTAGAAGAAATAATTGATTATCAAAGATATCCTATTAAGGCGGCTGAAATATCTACAAAGGCAAGAAGGTCTTTAGGTATCGGATATATTGGACTAGCACATTATTTGGCAAAAAACAAAGTGTCTTATAATAGTAAAAAGGCTTGGAAACTTGTACATGATTTGTCAGAAGCATTTCAATACTACTTGCTTAAAGCATCAAATGAATTAGCACAAGAACGAGGAGCATGTGAGTATTTCAATAGAACTAAATATGCAGACGGCATCTTACCTATTGATACATATAAGAAAGATGTTGATGAATTAGTGGAGAATAAACTTAAATATGATTGGTCTTCTTTACGCAAGGACATTAAACAACACGGTTTACGGCACAGCACATTGTCCGCACAAATGCCTTCGGAGAGCAGTTCCGTTGTGTCGAACGCAACAAACGGAATTGAGCCACCTAGAGGATACTTGTCCGTTAAAAAGTCGAAGAAAGGGCCTCTTAAGCAGATTGTTCCACAATATTACTCCTTAAGAAATGATTATACATTGCTTTGGGAAATGACAAGCAACGAAGGATACATAAACATAGTTGCTGTTATGCAGAAATTCTTTGATCAAGCTATCAGTGGTAACTGGTCATACAATCCAACACAGTATGAAAATAACGAAGTACCAATGAGTGTAATGATAAAAGATTTATTAACAACATATAAACTAGGATGGAAAACGTCATACTATCAAAATACATATGATTTTAAAACTGATCCTAGTGAATTACAAGAAGAAGAAAACAAGCCAATTGAGAGGGCAGAGTTTTCCGGCACAGACGAGGAGTACGAAGAATATTGTGAAGCCTGTGCAATATAGGTTGACAACAATGTTTGATCAGTGTACACTTAACATACAGTAAAAGGAAGAAAGATGGCAAAAACAGTTTTTAATAAAGATAAGGTCGATTTCACCAAACAGAACATGTTCTTTGGTGCAGATCAAAACACACAAAGATATGACGTATTTAAATTTCCAGTGTTTGATAAATTAAATCAAACAATGCTTGGGTATTTTTGGAGACCAGAAGAAGTAAGTTTACAAAAAGATAGAGCAGATTATGCTAACTTTCGTCCTGAACAAAAACATATTTTCACTGCGAATTTAAAATATCAGACACTGTTAGATTCGGTGCAGGGAAGAGGACCTTGTCTTGCTTTCTTGCCTCATGTGTCTCTTCCTGAACTAGAAGGTTGTATTGTTACGTGGGACTTTTTTGAAACAATACATTCACGTTCATATACACATATTATGAAAAATGTATATGCAGATCCAAGTGAAGTATTTGATACTATTCTTGATGACGAAAAAATACTTGAACGTGCTGTATCAGTAACAAAACATTATGATGCTTTTACTGAAGCGGCAGACAAATTGATCCATTTAAAAGAAGGTACAATGACAGACGTCAAAAAGAAATTATTTCTTGCAATGATGACTGTAAACATTCTTGAAGGACTTAGATTCTACGTATCATTTGCCTGTACATTCGGCTTTGGCGAACTAAAGCTAATGGAAGGCAGTGCTAAGATTATTTCACTTATAGCTAGAGATGAAGCACAACACCTAGCTCTTTCAACACATGTTCTTAAATTATGGTTGCAGGGTAAAGATGATCCTCAAATGGCAAAGATTGCTAAGTCATGTGATAAAGAAGTTTACGAACTATGGAAATCATGTGTTGAAGAAGAAAAGGCTTGGGCAGAATACTTGTTTAAAGATGGATCAATGATTGGATTGAATGCACAGTTACTACACCAATACGTTGAATATATTGCTAATCGTAGACTTAAAGCACTAGGATATGATGCTATATTTGATCAGCCTGTGAATACAAATCCACTTCCGTGGACACAACATTGGCTATCTAGTTCTGGGTTACAAGTAGCACCACAAGAAACTGAAGTAGAGTCTTACATCGTCGGGGGCATTAAACAAGATGTGACTAAAGATGTATTGAAAGGATTTAGTTTATGATAGAAGTCCAGGACAATCTATTTCCTGAGGAACTTTTAACACGCACTTTTAATTATTTTGAATCTTATAATGACTGGGAAGAACTTCCTGATAGTCCCGAAGATGAAAATCTATTTACACTAGGCAAGCCATTTGAAAGAAACTTTGAACCAATTGCTTATGAATTTATAGAGCTACTAGATCAAAAAGAGTTTAAAAGATGCATCTATAATTGTTTTCGTCCTGGCGATTGTCCGCAGCCACATGTGGATAGTAGTTCTTGGAACGGGCATACATATATGATATACCTGAGTCCAAACTGGGACGTAACAATGGGTGGCGAGACTATTTTTATAGAGGGCCAAGAAATTTTCCGCACAGTTGTTCCTATTTTTGGAAGACTGGTAAAATTTAAATCGGAAATACCTCATGCGGCAAGACCACCGCTTAGAGGGAAAAGATATAGTTTAGTGTTTCAAACGCATCCGATAGGACTTGAAACATTGGGCCAAATTGGTTTTTGAAAGGATAGTAAATGAGCGTTGAGATATGGGGTAAGCCTGCCTGTCCATCTTGTATGAAAGCAAAAGCATTGTGCGAATCAAGAGGATTTAGTTTTACCTACAAAGAACTTGGAAAAGATTTTGATAGAGATGAAGTTTTCGAAAACTTCCCTGGTGCTAGAACATTTCCACAAATCAAAGTACACACACATGTCGTAGGTGGCTATGAACAGTTTGTGAAATACATTGAAGACACCGGATACAATGGAACAGGACACGGATAATGTTAGTTGAAGGTCCTTACAAAGAAAATGATACTATTTCTATCAAAATTACTTCAGGTGAAGAAATAGTAGGCAGATTAGTTGAAGAAACATCTGTGTACGTTAAACTAAGAAAACCTATGATGGTTGTAATGGCAGGACAAGGTATTGGACTTGCTCCTTATATGTTCACTAGCGGTAGTGAAGATATGCGTTTTAATAACAATTTAATTGTTACTAAAGCAAAAACCATCGAAGATATTAATAAAAAATATCTAGAAACAACCACAGGTTTAAAACTTAATTAAAAGGAGATAAATATGAGTATACATGAACAAATCGTTCAAGCGTTTAATAATTACGTAGCTGAACAAGAATCTTTTGAAACAAAAGGTGTAAAAGCTGCGGCGGCCCGTGCAAGAAAAGCATTAGGCGACCTTGGTAAACTTACAAAGGAAAGACGTAAGGAAATCCAAGAGAAGAAAAATAATATGTGATCAGATATGGCTATGCAAGGTGGTCAAACCTTCAAAGACGAAAAGCCAAATAAAAAATATAAACCATATAAAGGAATCGGTCGACTATATCACGGTCGGCCGGTTGTCTTTTATGCGACTGACGATCCAGAATTTCAAATGTGGATACACAAACGAAAAGAAAGAATCCGATTGGGTGTCATTTCTTTATTCTGGATATCCTTTGCATATATTGTGGGAGATATTTTTTATTTGCAAGTATATAAAGAAATGGTTGACAAAGCCGTTCGTTATATGCTATAAATATAGTACGATGTTGAAGCAATTCGAAAGGTGAACTGGACCCGGGGGCGGTACCCGGCAGCTCCACCATAAGGACATTGAATGGAAGTTATATGGCACATTCTACTTACTGTTTGTTTAGGCTCGACCTGCCTAGAACAAGATGTACAATGGTTTAAATCTGAAGTAGAATGTAATCAAATGTTGAAAGTGTATGCAAGTATGCCAGCAGATGGTGACTGGGATACAGTTGAATATATTTGTAAGCCAGTTGGGTCAATGTCTTTATGATGGGGCTGAAATAGGATCGACAGGCGGTGATTAGGAAAGTGGAGTCGTCCGGCGCAAGCTCGGTTAACGCAAGAAAAACTATAAATGCAAACGATAACTTTGCACCTGAAGCGTTCACTTCTTTGGACATGTCCATGGATCGTGAACTTATCGCAGCCTAGGTTGTGAGCTTCGCGGTATGGTACCACCGGGCAACAGAACGGGCCACTTTTTATCTTACTAATAGGAGACATATATGTTAGAAAAACTATTTGGATTGTCAGCAGCTAAGACGACTGTGAAAACAGAAGTCATGGCAGGGTTGGCAACCTTTCTTACAATGGCTTATATTACTGTAGTGAATCCAGCTATTCTTTCAACTGAAGGAAGTGGTATGGGTTTTGGTGCTGTATTTACAGCAACTATTATCGCGGCAGTGATCGGTACATTGATTATGGGGCTATGGGCCAACTGGCCAGTAGCACTTGCACCAGGTATGGGACTAAATGCGTTCTTTACATTTGGTGTTATCTTTGGTATGGGATATACCTATCAACAAGCACTAGCGGCTGTGTTTGTAGCAGGTCTAGTGTTTATTGCTTTAAGCGTAACACCAGCACGTAAATATATCATTAATAGTATTCCAAGAAGTATGAAACTTGGTGTAGGCGCAGGTATTGGCTTGTTTCTTGCTATTATTGGTCTTAAGAATGCAGGCGTGGTTGTAGATAACCCAGCAACATTAGTTGGCTTAGGTGATGTTACAAGCTGGCCGGTATTACTTACAGGCTTAGGTTTTATTATCATGGCAATCTTAGATAAACGTAAAGTACCAGGTGCAATTATCCTCGGTATTCTTGCTGTTTCTATTATTGCATGGGTAACAGGTATTTCAGATCTCAACGGATTAGCTGGTGCTATTCCAAATCCAGAACATGCTTTTAGCATGGATTTTAGTATGATTGCTACTGCTGGATTTATAGGAACTGCATTTGCATTCTTGTTTGTTGACTTTTTTGATACGGCAGGCACACTTACAAGTGTTGCAAACCTTACCGGCAAAGTAAACAAAAAAGGTGAAGTTGAGCAAATTGATCGTGCATTATTAGCAGATTCGGTTGCAACAACCGCAGGTGCATTGGTTGGTACATCTAATACTACATCATATATTGAAAGTGGTGCTGGTATTAAAGAAGGTGGAAAAACAGGTTTAACCGCAGTAGTTGTTGCAGGTTTATTTGCACTATGTTTATTCTTTGCACCATTGGCGCAAAGCATTCCAGCTTTTGCAACTGCACCAGCACTAATTTTTATTGCTACATATTTCTTACGCAACATTGCAGATATCGACTGGGATGATGTAACTGAATATGCTCCAGCAGTATTAGCGGCTGTTTTAATGCCTTTGACATTTAGTATTGCTCATGGTATTGCACTTGGTTTTATTGCTTACGCAGTAATTAAAGCCCTAAGTGGAAAACATGCAGAACTAAACGCAGGCAGTTTAGCTATTGCCGCAATCAGCGTCATTTACTTTATCGCTGTATAAAACATTCCTAACCGGCCTTATTCTTTAGGGCCGGTTTTTCTTTCCCCGATAAATACATTATGCAAGTTATAGATTTACTTTCCGAACGAAAAGATGATACGACCTCACTAGGCAACTCTATTATAGCCATTCTTAAAAAGACACCAAGTGTTAAAAAACCATTAGAACAATTTAAGAACGATCCAAACAAGTTTCACTCTACTGCTAGAAGTAGATTTAGAACTTGGGCTACAAGGTCAGGACTAAGCTATGTTCAAACAAATGTTATGTCAAGAGGTAGGGGCGGAACAAAACGTATTGCAATGTATTCTTTTATTGCTATGATGCAAAAAGAATGCGGAGTGCCAGTTACAGGCATACTGGATACACAAAGTATGCGAGCTTTTATTAACAATGCAGGCAAATTTACTGATACCTATATTAGTGGTAGAGTTGAGTCAGCTATTGCAAGTAATTCTGTAAAAGTTCCTAGAGGTTGCATTGATGTTGTACAGGCTATTGAGAATCCTGGTAACAACTGGGGTAGCACTTATGCTACATATCATGATAGAAATGGAAAATTAGACTTTGGTATTGGTCCTGGACAAGTCGAACCAGCAACTTATTCCGAAACAGGAGGAAGTTTCAATTTTGGCGATTTAGACTCTATTGCATCTATAGATAAACTGACTGGCATTATGCTTGAAGCAATAAATCTAAAAATGAAATATGCAGATAGACTTGCTAAGAAGGATAGCAGAGAAATTACAACATTAGAAGATTTTGCTAGAGCATGGAACTATAAAAACTATGGCAAAGCACAAGGTGTTTACGGCGACAACATTCCTATGCGTAATACTCCTTCAACTAAACCAAAATCAAAACCTAAAGATGTTGACTCCACTTTACCAAAAGTGCCAAAAAATGCAATTGATAAAGCTATTGATAAAGCACTTGCTCCTGAGCCAGAAACACCAAAAAACACAGATATCCAAAAAAGTGAACCAGGTTATATAGATAAACTCAAAACAGGTTTTGGTAACATTCTTCGTGGATATTTAGACTCCGACGGTTGACTTTTTCTTTAACTTATAGTATAGTGTAACTATGAGTAAAATATTTTTAGTAATATCTTTCGTAAGCATGTTTAGTGATGTAGGTCAAACTTTCGTCACTGACAGAACTTTTGATTCTTTTGATGAATGTTCTGTACATGAAGTATATATTGATCACACAGATTTCCATTTTGGTTTAATGTGTGTGGATGAATTTGAACTACAAAACATGTTAGAATGGAATGAAACTAATCGTTATCCTGAAGAAGATCTAGTTCTACCAAACTAGGTTGACTTTTCTATTAATTTTGTTATAATCAATTAAACTTTGATAGGAGTAGAACTATGACTATGCATCTTGCACGTGGATTAACCACCCTTAACACAAAAAAGCCTAAAAAGAAAAAGATGACTTTAGAACGTATTGCGAAGTATCAGGCAGATTTAAAGAAACATAATAAAGAAATGAGACGTATTGGAGCTCATAATTTACAAATGGACTTAGAACAATATATTGCGTATTGTCACGGTGAACACAAACCCAGAACAAAGTCAGCACCTAAGGCAGACTGGTTACATGAAGGTGGCACAGTTTGGGAAAGACCACAAACTGATGCTCCTAGTTTGATGAGCAAAGATAGTTTTGCGCCTTGCACGAAAAAAGAAACTGTACAATACACAGGTAAAAGAAAGCTGGTCGGTATTGCTACAATGCATAAGTCAAACATGGTTCCTATTTTTGCAGATGAAGATGATAAAAATGGATCTAAACAGGCAACAGAAATTGCAACTATGAGGAGAGGATAATGTTTCAAACTAAAGAACAAGCTACCGAATGGGCACTTGATCAATTAAAAAAATATGGAATCAAGCAACCACAGGAATATACAGTTGAAGAACTGACTGTATTGAATCCAACTGTTCCTACACAGTTTATAAAAGATAGTGTCAGGAAAAATAAGGAAGAAACTAATGTTAGTGTTTAAAGATTTTTTGACCACTTGTAAATACTACATGAGGTACATGTTAAAGTTTGCCTTAGCAATATTATATACCTTTTGGTTTGTACCAATAAGTTATGCACAAGCGGTGACGCTTCCAAATGTTGTTGAGGGTGAATTATATACTGAGCTTTCCCATCCTGAGCTTTACTGCTTGGCAAAGAATATCTATTTCGAAGCTAAGTCAGAGCCTATAGCAGGACAGTACGCCGTCGCCGATGTTGTGCTTAACAGAGTAAAAGACAGCAGGTTTCCAAACACAATTTGTGAAGTAGTTTATGAAGGTCCTTTGAGAGAAAGTTGGCAAACAAAGAAACAGACTGACTTAGATGATTCGTTAAGAGTTTATCATCCAATCAGAGACCGTTGTCAATTTTCTTGGTGGTGTGACGGCAAGTCAGATAATATCAAAGACGGAGACGCTTGGCGTAAAGCACAAGAGATAGCTTACAGATTAGTAAACGATTATAAACATCGTGGCTTAACAGAAGGAGCAACACATTATCATGCTACCTACGTTAATCCAAAGTGGGCACCTACACTTGACCTTGTAGGTAGAATAGGAACACATATTTTTTATAGATGGCCATAAAATTAAAACACATTACGTTATATATATTATTATGGGTGTTGACAACTGCAAGTGCATTCTATATAGGAACCTATTATCCTAACAAAAAAACAATTAGAAATATTGAAGATAAAATAACTGTAGATATACAAAATGATTATGCTAGGCATAAGTTGTTTGAACCAGAGATGATTTATAACGATAATGTGTCTTTTGCTCATGCAGTAAATGAATGTATTAATTTTGCAAACTTGACTACACCAATCGAAAAAAGAATTGATCGTGATATTATAATTGCAATGGCAATTATTGAATCTGCTTATGGTACAAGTAGATTTGCAGTCAAAGGAAATAACTTGTTCGGCATAAGAACATGGGATAAAAATATTGCACAAATGAAACCAAAAGAAAATCCTAACGCAGAATGGGGTGTAAAAACTTATATTACAAAGTGTAAGTCAGTAATTGATATGATATCTATTCTAAATAGATTGCAAGTATACGAAGAATTCAGAAAAGAACGTGAAAGACAAAGAGAAAGCGAAATCAATAATATTGATTTAATGATTAACCATCTAAGTGCTTGGAGTACCAATCCTGCCTATACTGCATTGGTCAAACAAAAAGCCAAAGAATCTTACCAAATATTTTCCTCAAATTAATTTTACCAAAAAACATTGACTTTAGTATTGTGCTATGCTATAGTGTATACAATACTAACGAAAAAGGCTTTTAAGGAGGCACTAATGAAGAAAGTAGTAACAGTCGCGGCAGTAATTATGCTGGCAACGGCAGTTCAGGCAAATGACAACCCAATTATTGATACTGTTGACAATGCAAAAGATTTTGCAGTGAACAATCAAGTATCTCAGTTTGTGGTCCAGGAGTATAATGATATTTTGGATTTCCAAGCTGAAAGTTGGCAACAAGGCAAAGACCAATTAGGTCGTAACAAAGAACAGATAGTGAGCATTTTTTCTAATGTGAAAGATGCATTTAAACACTATTTTGTTAAAGATAGCAAATAGGAGGCTGTAATGAAAGGCTTATTTAAAATCGCTACAATCGGTACTATGGTTGCAATGCTAGGTGCATGTAGCACAATGAAAGAAATTGAAATCCGTGAAACAAAAGCACACCCTTCTTGGTATGAAGATTGTGAACAAATTGGTTCAGAAGGATATCTATTTTGGAAAACAGATTATGCTTACTCATGTGGTATGGGTGAGAGTAAGTTCGAACAAGCATCTGAGTCTCAGGCATATGCATTTGCAGTTAAAGGATATGCTGAAAGAATCAATGGTGTAGTTAATTCTAATACTACAGTTGACATCAAAGGTAACAATGGTGTTGAAGGTCGTGTTACTAGAACTATTGTAGAACATTCTACTAAAGACACTTCAATTCGTGAGCATGTAGAAGTAAAAAGATATGCTTATGAATTAGGCTCTACTGGCAGGGTTCATACTTATGTAAGAATTAAGATGCCATTAGATATTTTTAACGCACTTGTTCAAGAGGCAAAAGATGACAAGAACTTGGCTGCTATTGCTCAGTCTAACAACGGTTAGTCTACTTACAGCCTGTGCAGGCAAACAGATAGACACTGTTGATGTTGGACCTCAGTATTGTTATACAGACGAAAACATCGAAATAGAAAACGGAACAACAGTCAGTAGTCGTAAGAGTATTGACTGTACGGACAAACCAAGAGTTGAACACTTTGTGAAAAGCACAGGTATGGCTCAAGATTGTACACCTTATGAAGATAGGGTAAACATTAACGGAAGGACTGCTTATGTTAAAGGATTTATTTGTGGGTTTCCAACGGCTGATGGAAGTATCAATTACGAGGCTGTTGACGCTCGGTATACTTATTAGCTTAACTGCTTGTGCATCGCACCAACCGTATTACGGCGAACAATCAACTGCTGATAGAACTAACACAGGCAATAGTTTTTATGGCTTGCTTTATAATTGGGGAGAAGCTCATGCATATACTATCCCTAAAGAAGACAGAAGTCGACACCAACGTTGTGTGTTTTTTACGCTAGATAAAGCAGATCCAGGACAAACTTGTTCTTGGCATGGTCCTGATAGCGGTGCAAATGGTATTGTAAAACTAATTGGAAGATATCCGCAAGGTGGTAAGGTTTGTCACATTTTATTTACAAACTTAACTTATCGCAATAAAACAAAACAATTTAAAGATGTAGCATGTTATAGCCCTGTTAGGGATAAATGGACATTTATCTCAAAGACGTAATGCAGGTAAATACTACATGTTCTTAGCAATTTTAACTTTAATAACTGCATTATCAATAAGTGCAGTAGCAATTTATTACTCAGTCGCCGGTCTGGTTGCTATATTTGCCGCGGCGGCTGTTCCCATTATGATAATGGGAGGTACCCTTGAAATAGGAAAACTAGTTACAGCAGTGTGGCTACACCGATATTGGTCGAAAGCTACATGGTGGTTGAAAACTTACCTAAGTATTGCAGTCGTAATCTTAATGGTTATTACTTCAATGGGTATCTTTGGTTTCCTATCTAAAGCACATATCGAACAAACATCTGCCAGTATTGAATCTACAGAAAAAATTGAACGTTTAGACACTGATATCAAACGGCAAGAGGGAATAATTGCTAAAGCTGAACGTAAAATAGAAGATGCTGAAAATCAAGGTGCAAACAAAAACGATACAATACAAGATCAAATTGATAGAGAACAAGACAGAATTGATACTGCTTACACAAGAATACAACCACTTGTTGCTGAACAACAGAAGATAATACAACAAGAAACAGAAAGAAAAGATAAAAAATTAGAACCTTATCTAGCACAAATTAGTAGTATAGATGAAGATTTACAGACACTGTCTGATTTATTGAATAGGCGTGACAGTGAAAGCATAAGACGTTTACAAAGTATTGTAGGCACAAGAGTAGACGGAACTTATGGTACACGAACTGCAAAACAAGTAGAAAATTATAGAGAAGGATTGATTGCAAAAAGAGAAAGTATACTTGCAACGATTACAAAATTAGAAGAAAAAGAATCTCCCATTATTAAATCTGCTAATGCTGAGATTAAAAGACTAAGAGATATTGCAGAACAAGAAATTGCAGATTCAAATAAAGTTATCAACAAATTACGTAGTGAAATAGGAAGTGTTGTTCCTGATAACAACACAGATTTGATTGAAGAAAACCTACTAAAAATTAAAAAAGCCAACACAGAAATTGATACACTTACAGAAGAGAAATATAAACTTGAAGCTGAATACAGAGCTTTAGAAGCCGAAGTAGGACCTATAAAATATATAGCAGAATTCATTTATGGAGAAGAAGCTGATAGAGATTTATTAGAAGAAGCAGTAAGATGGGTAATCATTATTCTTATTGTTGTATTCGATCCGTTAGCAGTTTTATTGCTTATTGCGAGCCAATACACATTTGAATTTGTAAGACCAAATAAAAAAGATCAGTGGCGTGAATACGAAGAAAAAAGAGCGGCAATGATTATAGCAAATCGAGGACCAAAAGATGATACACCACCTAGTGACGATCCAAATCCAGAACCTGACGATGATAGACCAGATGATGGGGACAAACCTGACTCAGATGTTCAAACGGACGATGTGGATGACAATGAACGAAATGGAGAAGCCGGTGATGAAGCAAGTGTTGATTCAAGGGAGACAGTGGAGGAAACTGAAAGAACAGTTTCTGACCCTAAATTAATTCCTGCAGAACCTGATGAAGTCGAAAAAAAAGACGAATCGTCGGAAGAATCAAACGCAGATCTTGAACAATGGAATAAATGGGTAGAGGCAGCCGAAGCTGAAGTAGCCAAAGAAGCCGAAGCAAAAGGAATGCTATTCGGTGAAGATAATTTAAAAAAAGCTGAAATAAAAGATAGAGCTAATCTTGTTAAAGAATATGCACAAGATGAAGATTGGACAAAAGCAAGAGAAGAATGGCAAGAACAAAACCCAAATGAAGATCCTAACACTTATAGACAAGCATTTATTTCAGGACGCATACATAAACTACCCTGGGAAGAATTATTAGACCCAAAAAAAAAGAGAGCTTACATAACCAAAGTCCAGGACAAACAAATCAGAATCAAAACAGATTGAAGCCTGATCTTACAGAAGTAATTTACCCGCAAGGATATATACAAAATGAAGAGCAAAATTCTTCATCTATATGGCAACGAATAAAGAATGAGCAAAATTAACTTAATTACTCCTCCAGATATATTACACAACAAAAATAGGAGTATCCTATCTGTGTGTTTAGATGATCAGCATAGGCAAGAATTGCAAAACATTTTAGCAGAGATTGAGGACAATATTAACGTTTACATATATTCTTATGAAGATGTGCAACATGCAGATTGGCTTTTAAATTTACATAAAATTTGTGATGTGGTTTTGGTAAATTTAGACAATTTACAGCCAGAAATTCGGACTATTATGAGCTACTTAATTAGTTTTGATAACACTTACTGGTTGACAAAAGGCGAGAACTTAATGTATAATAAGATAAGCTCGAATAGAATATATAATATTGAACAAATAAAACAAAGAATAGGAGGTTAATTTGGGATATAACAAAAATTGGAGACCAAGAGAAAGATACAGTGATGATAAAGTTACTGGTAGTGGTATCTCCGTAGTTGTTAGAAATAATGACTTTAATGGTGCTTTGAGAAAATTTAAAAAGAAAGTTCAAGAAGCAGGAATAATTCAAGAAGTGCGTAGAAGACAAGAATACGTAAAACCAAGCGAAATAAAAAGGAAAGCAAAAGCGGCAGGCAAAGCAAGATGGCTTAAGAAACAAGCCAAAGAAAAATTTGATAGAGGCTACTAAGATGGCAATGCATTCCGAATTGTGGTTCCCAAGTGTAATATGGTCAAGTGTTGTTCATGTTGTAGATAACATAGAATTTAAAAAATGGGCGTATGACAGAAAAAATAATGATGTAGGAAGAGTCATTAGTAACTTTGGTGGTTATCAAAGCTCGGATATCCTACCTAGACAATCAACTCTTATAGATACTTTAGTTGGACATTTAAACACAGAAATAGACAACTGTGCAAGACAGGTAGGTTTAGGTCCAATGTCAATAATGAACATATGGTTAAACATAAATCCTCCAGGTGCATACAATCAATTACATAATCATGTTGGAGCAACCTTTAGTGGAGTATATTATATCCACGGTGAAGAAAATCAAGGTAACATACAATTTGAAAGGAATGATGGTGCAGAATATCATCTTCCGGATATTCCAGATCAAGTGACATATTATACATCATCAAGAGCAACATATAAAGCTAAGACAGGAGCTCTGTATATCTTTCCTGGATGGCTTAGACACAGTGTACAAGGTAATCAAAGTAACACTGATAGAATTAGTGTAAGTTTTAATTATGGTCCTGATGTAAGAAATTGGATAGGTATTAACAAAGAAGACGGAGACGTAAAGTAATGCGAATTGAAGAAGATGTCAAATTAGACTATAAGGACGTTCTTATTCGTCCGAAACGTTCAACATTAGGTAGTAGAAAAGAAGTAGACTTAGAAAGAGGATTTTCATTCCGTAACTATAAACCTTCAGAAATGACAATGGAGGATATACGTCCAGACTACAGAAATTGGAGAGGCATTCCATTAATGGCAAGCAATATGGACGGAGTAGGAACATTTGAAATGGCAAATGTTCTCGCTGAACAGAAAATTATGACTTGTCTAGTTAAAACTTATACAGTGGCACAACTTGTAAATTATTTTGAGACAGGTGGAGTCACACCCGAAAGAACAAATTATGTTGCAATGAGTATTGGAATTACAGATGCTGATCATGATAAGTTCCGAAAAGTTTACGAACAGACTGATACACAATTAAAATATGTGTGTATTGATGTAGCAAACGGTTATTCAGAAAGATTTGCGGCTTTTGTAAAAGAGTTTAGAAATTTATATCCGCATGTCGTTATTATTGCAGGAAATGTAGTAACAGGTGAAATGACAGAAGAGTTGTTGTTGAATGGAGCAGATATTGTCAAAGTGGGTATTGGCCCTGGTAGTGTTTGCACTACTAGAATACAGACTGGTGTTGGATATCCGCAGTTGTCCGCAGTCATAGAATGTGCAGATGCGGCACATGGCCTTGGTGGACATGTTATAGCTGATGGTGGTTGTACTTGTCCTGGAGACATTGCGAAAGCATTTGCTGGCGGTGCTGATTATGTAATGCTAGGAGGTATGTTAGCAGGACATGATGAAGGTGGCGGAGAAGTAGTAACAAAATATTACAAAACTGGTGAATGGGTCAAAGAAGAACAACAAGCCGCACAAGGTGGCCCTATTAGCGTCAGTTGGAAAGATAAAATAGATAGGAAACAATTCGTGCAGTTTTACGGCATGAGCAGTAAAGCCGCAAACGACAAACATTTCGGTGGTCTTAAGGAATATAGGGCTTCGGAAGGCAGGGATGTGCTGGTACCTTACAGAGGATCTGTGATGCATAGCATACAAGAAATACTCGGAGGTATCCGCTCTACCTGCACTTATGCAGGAGCACAAAGGCTAAAACATTTAATGAGATGCACTACATTTGTTAGATGTACAAAACAGTTCAATGATGTGTATGCATGAGTGGACAACGTAGGTTTTTAAAAATGTGGGCAAGAACAGTAGGTATGCCTATCGGTTTAAATGATGAAGATAAACCAGAATTCTTGCCTATTCCACAAGAAGATGTAAAAAGAGCTCTTGCTTTTAGAACATTTTGGATAGTATTACATATAGTTACTTGTTGTGCAATTATAGCAGGAAATGGTAGAACACTTGGTTTTTGGTAATCATTTTCTTGACAAATTAATGAAAAGATTGTATAAATATATATGTAATTTAGGAAAGAGTCCTATTTTACTAGAGTGCCCAAAAGGGGCTCTAAAATTAATCTTGCTTATTAAAGGAGAAAACAAATGACAAGAATAACAACTCTAGACTTACCCTCAATACATAGACACTTTGTAGGATTCGACAGAATGTTCGATGAAATGGACAGAATGTTTGAAAATTCTAAAAGTCAAGGGTATCCCCCATACAACATTGCTAAACTAAATGACAATGAGTTTATGATCTCATTGGCAGTAGCCGGCTTTGGTATGGACAACTTGGCAATCGAAAAGGATAAAGATGTCCTTAAGATTGTAGGAACAGCACCTAAAGGAGACGACGAAGTCAATTACCTACATAGAGGCATTGGCGGACGTAATTTCCGTAGAGAGTTTACATTAGCTGAACATGTAGATGTTCACAATGCTGAACTAAAAAATGGAATGTTAAACATTCACTTGAAACGTGAAGTTCCAGAAGAGTTGCAACCTAAAAAAATTAAGATCAATGAAGGTCTTACAATTGAAGGGTCTGCAACAGACAAGTAAACGTCTAGGGGGAGCGTAATTGCTCCCCCGCATAAGGAAATATTATGACAATAGCAACAGATACAGAAATTAAGTTAGACGAAAAGATAGAAAAAACTATCGATGAACCAGGAAAGTATCACGTAATTTTTCTTAACGATGATTCAACTCCTATGGAGTTTGTTATAGAGATGTTAACTCATGTTTTCAAACACTCTAAAGAAACTGCTGAAAAAATTATGTTAGAAATACACAACAATGGTAGTGGTATTGCTGGCACTTTTAATTTTGAAATAGCAGAACAAAAAGCAAACGAAACCATATCATATGCTCGAGGAAATGGCTTTCCACTAAATATCAAGATAGAGAAAGCATAACAATATGAGCAACTTAAAACAACTAACGTGGGAACATCACAAAAACGCAGAAAGACAATCGTTTGTAAAAGTCTTAATGAGTGGTAAAATTAATCCTAAATTTTATGCCACTTACCTTTGGAATCAACATAAAAAATATGACATACTAGAAGCCATGGCATTTGCCCAAGGATGTTTAGATGGACTTGTTGATATAAAAAGAAAAATGAAAATAGAACAAGACTTTGTTGAACTGTGGAAAGATGATGAAATGCCTATGTTGGTAGAAAGCACACACGAATACATGAGACATATGAAAACAATAATGACTGATCCAGATAAACTTATGGCTCATGTCTACGTTTTACATATGGGTGATCTAAGTGGCGGACAAATGATTAAAAAGAAAGTGCCTGGCGAAGGTCGTATGTATACTTTTGATACAGACAAAGCTGAATTGAAAGAAGCTATCAGGGCAAAGACAAATGATAGCATGGCAGATGAAGCAAAGTGGGTGTTTGATTCTGCAACCAAGTTGTTCCAAGAATTAATGGAGATTGATATTGAGCATTATATGGAACAAGCTGATTGATTGTAAAGATCAAATTATAGACATATTCAACGAACAAGCAACTGAAATTGACGAACCTGGATTAGATTATTTTAACCGTCCTGACAGTGGATGGATAAACAGAGTGTGGGCTAATGATTATGTCCGTAGGGCTCACATAGATGTAGTCGATGCTCGAGATTCTAAAGGCTTATGGATGATGCATGTTTGCATTTTTCCAACACTAGACAATCCTGCACCTATATATGGCTTCGATGTAATAGCAGGTAAAAACAAGATGACAGGCGCATTCCATGACTTTTCACCAAGTGCTGATCCAGATCACGATATGATACAAGGTTACTATGAAAGTGTTGAACACTTTGTACCTGAAAAGCAACGTGAGCTTCCTGAATGGGCTAGAAACATTTTTACAGGCAAAATGCTTGCCGCTGGCAATGTTAAAACAGACGAAGAAGCAACAGAAATTATACGTATAGCACTAAGCAATCTACATGCATACTTTGCCGAAGTAGGTGCTACAAAAGGCTACGGTGATCAAGATTTAGTAGCGGCGTCACAAAACTATTACTGCCATAATCAGCAACAAAACCCACACACAGCTAACGTAATGAAGTCTCTAGGCTTACCAGAAGAAGATGTAGATCGCTTCTGCACAGATATGTTGTTTCCTAAACTTGCATAAATACATTGTAAGGAATAAACATGCGTTATCATCAATTTAAAATAAACGAATACACAGATCTAGAAACAGAAAAACAAACTATTATTAAAACAATTAGTGGTTTAGATGCTTCTAATGAAGAAGAGGCGGCTATTTTAGATAGGATTTATAAGATACTTAATTCTGATAGAATCAGCACAACTATAGATAATGCTTTTAGTAAGCCTATTGCTGATGAAAGTCTAAGTGATAATGCAAAAAAACAAATTATAAGAGATGTCACAGAGATACTAGGAACACTTTCTGTAGATTACAAAAGGATGAATCAGTTCTTAGACAAAATGGAACAAGGTGGTGTCATCAATACAACTGCGTTAGGCAAACCTGTAAGTAGTTTTGAATCTGTATTTGATAATGATGTAGTTGCACAAATGGCTTTCTTAAAACTTGCTAACTATGGTTCAGGTAAAAATCAAAAAGGTCCTGGAGAATATGCACTTGCTATGTTAAGTGATAAGATTTCATTACGTCCAGGCGGGGGTGATTTAGATGTTGAAGGACTAGGGCAAGTAGAACTTAAAGCCGCAGTTGGAGCAAGTGGTGGAAGACTAGGACATGGTGGATTAGCACAAAAAGATGCAAAAGCCGCTTTAGAAAAATATCACGATAATGTACCAGCACTAAAGCAACACTTTGAACAAGGTGCAAAAGGTATGAGTTTGAAAAACTTCCAAGTATATCTTGCATCAGGCTTACCGCCAAGAGACGAAGCAAATAAAAAATTAAGATACGAAATAGGTATGGATCTTTATGGTCCTATTTTTGGAGAGTTTGCAAAAGCAATGGCAACTGCTTTGACGCAAGACGATTACAATGTGCTAGAAGCAGAATTTTTAAAAGCTAACTATGCCTATTATCTAGATAAAGATTATTTTGATGTATTATTACTGTGTAGTTTTTCAGCAGGAAAATTTGCGGCAGTAAGAAATGCTGATGAACTAATTGCACTTAAACAAGCAGGGCATCTTTCTGCTCCTGCTCCTTCGGCAGTACCAACCAACGCAGGCATGCGTGAAGTGTTTTCTAAAGTTAGTTTGTCAAAAGCTAAAATATAAACTGCTAGTTTTATCCTATCCCAAAAAATCTTAAATACCTATAAGCAGAGCGTGAGGGCTTTAAATTTGATAGATCCAGTAACAGCCATCGCGGGGGCAACCGCGGCTTTCAATGCAATTAAATCAGGTTTCAGCGTAGGCAGAGACATAGAATCCATGGCGGGCGATTTAGGCCGCTGGATGAGTCACGTGTCAGATTTAAAGAAAGCAGAAGACATGAACAAGAAACCGCCTTTGTTCAAAAAACTATTCCAAGCAGGTTCAGTAGAAGAAGAAGCATTACAAATTTTCATGGCAAAGAAAAAAGCGGCTGATATGAGAGATCAACTGCGTCAAATTATTGTTGCAACTAGAGGACCAAGTGCTTGGGACGAACTGATAAAAACTGAAGGCGACATTCGTAAAAAACGTCAAGAAGCTATCTATGCACAACAAGAACGTAGACAGCAGGTATTAGAAATAGTAGGTATTGGTTTCTTAATGCTTGTCATTGCCGGCGCTTTAATTGGTTTTGCTTATCTTTATTCGTTACGTAATTAATCATGATGATACATGCCTTCATATTGATCGTATTAGTAGGTGCAGGCGAAGAAGCAAAACAAGAACCCAATCCCATGTATTTTAGAAGTATTGACGTCTGTCAATATTATGCAAAACGTGTGCCAAGGCAATACGGCAACTATGGATCTAAATACCTAGTGCCTCCTGAACATAGAATAACTGCATATTGCAAGCCTGTGTATGTAAAAGACGGTCCTTACATATACGATCACTAAATACTAGTGTGGTGTATAATTTTGGAAACCTTATCTTAGATTTAAATAATTCCGCTAGAGCAAAACTTTACAAAAACAAACAACTAGTTTTTATCGGCGACGGATATATAGCTTTGAAAATGTTTTTGAAAGATTCAGAATATCACCCAGACGTAATGGCAAAGTTTAAAAATCAATTAGAACAAAGAGAAAAATATAAATGGAAGGAGCCCAAGATAAATGGATCAGATGGATTACAGAATAATGGATCTTAAACAACGAGTAGTTGACATGAAACAGCGATTAGATAATAAGTCAGATAGTGCAGAGCCTGATCCCCTGCTTGCACCCTCCAAAACGTTGCCGATCCGCGATCTATTTCAAAGTGTTGCACAAGCCGCGACTTCAGATGATCAATATGCCAATGTGCTACATAATCGAGAACGCCAATTAAGAGAGCGAATTGAAATGGCAAGAAGTAAATTACCACTAGGAAAGTAAGTATTCCGTGTTCTGCATAATGTCTATGGGCATTGCTGATATACTTTATTTTATTGATATTGTTATGGAACGATTGTAGATACAAATCAGCAATAGCATGTTTAATCATGAGTAGGGCAAGCAAATGAATTTCCATAATATCTCCTAAAATATTTATTGACAAGTGGTATAATTGATGCTAGTATATATATAGTCAAATACAGTTATTTTTAAAATTTGAACTGTTAAATAAGACATAACCCATAAGGAAAAATAATGATTGAAGGTTTCAAAATACCATGCGTGACTTTTAAAATGAGAGTCCGAGATGAATCAATTGGTGGTCCTAACCCTTATCGTTGGGAGGATATAACCAGTGACTCACTGCTTAAAGGCAAAAGAGTAGTATTGTTCAGTCTACCAGGAGCGTTCACACCTACGTGTTCAACATATCAACTTCCTGGTTTTGAAGAAAACTACGATAAAATCCGTAATCAAGACATAGATGAAGTTTATTGTATTTCTGTAAATGATGCTTTTGTAATGAATGCTTGGGCAAAGCACCAAAACATACAAAACGTCAAAGTAATACCTGATGGTTCAGGAAACTTTACAAGATACATGGGGATGCTAATAGGAAAAAACCATTTAGGTTTTGGATTGCGTTCCTGGAGATATATGGCAGTTATCAATGATGGTGTTGTAGAAAAATGGTGGCAAGAACCTGGTATTAATAATGACGGTGACGATGATGATCCGTATGTAGAAACTACACCAGATAACTGTGTAGGCTATCTTTGCGATGTATGAAACATTTGATTGGACCCACCTAATTACTGAAGATGATAGGTCTTCTATTATAGAAGATATTAGATCTATCATCAATCAAGGCGATTATTATAAAAATGCTCCTAAATACCAAACTACAATGGAAGTATTTTCTATTAAAAAACCACACTGGTCAAAGTTACGTATGAGTTTTTATTGGAGTTGTTTTGCTTTTAATAAAGGTGAAGTGCCAATCAAACATATAAAAAGCTGGGGTGTAATGACCAGTAGCAAATGGGCCGAGGAAAGAGATAATCTTTGGCACCATCATGCTTGGTACGCAAACGCTACCTTGCCCAGATTAAGTGGAATTTTTTATCTTAAGGTACCTAGTGAAAACCTAGGAGATATAGAATGTGGCACAGAGTTTGCTCCTAAAGGTGTAGAGGATCCAGAAAGATTTTGGACACCTCCATTAATAGGACATTGGATAATATATCCAGCAGAATTATATCATAGACCAGGACTTTTAAAGAGTGAAGACGAAAGATTTGTTGTTGCCGCTGATTTAGGATGGGAAGTATAAATAATGGATAATATGGATAAGGTTACACAATATAAAGCTGAAGATATCTTTTTTGAAGATCCAAATGATCCTACTAAAAAGATAATGAAGATTCCAGATGAAATTTTGAAAAAGAAAGGCTGGAAAGAAGGAACAAAAGTAAAAGTGTCAGTAGGCGATCAAGGCACTGTAATAATTGAAGAAGTAAAGGATGAAACTAAGCAAGAATCCACTGATTAAATACATAGTACATTTGCGTATGTTATACGCAGATATAAGGGGTCATCATGGCAAAAGATGGAACTATGAGCCAGGAGATCACTATATGGGCCGGTCAAAAGATAGGAGAAAACATGTCAACAAAAGATGATCAAGGAAAATTAGAAGTATCAGTTCGTGTATTAGGAAACGAACTAGTGGCACTTAAAATGACTGTAGATGACTTTAAAATGAAGTGGTTAGTGCTAGGAGTCATAACAATCGTAGCTTTAGGTTGGGCAGCCGGCGAATTTGGGCCTGATTTAATAGGCATGTTTAATTAATTTACCAAAAAACTTGACTTTAACTCTATATTTGCTATAATAAGTATATATTAGCAAATAGGTGAGATTTATGAATATTCATGTTAAAGGCGGGTCAAAATCACAAAAAAAGCACATTAAAAGTATGGTTGAATTTTGTGTGGGCAAAATGATGCCTAGAATGAGTAATCTTGAATTTAATATACATATCAAAAATTTCGGCAAAGACGACAGTTGGGGATATTGTATCCCATCGGATTATGCTGATGCTATTAGACCAAGAGAATTTGATATAGAAATTAATAAACAGGCAAAACTACGTAGAATGCTTGAAACCCTAGCTCATGAAATGGTACATGCAAAACAATTTGCAAGAGGTGAACTGTACGAGAGCTCAAGAACAAACAAGCATAGATGGCAAGGCAGATGGTTATCAAAGGAACCAGGATATTGGGATCAACCATGGGAAATAGAAGCACACGGTAGAGAGTGTGGTCTTTTTATTCAATGGGCACAGGCAAATAAATTAGGCACAAGAAAGTGGACACATGACAAAGTTTAAAACTCAAGATGTATTAGCAGTTGCATACGCCGCATATAGAAAAAACAAAGGTTATGTAAAAGATACTTTCAGGTTCAGTGAGCCAACTAATGAAACTGCATTTTCTAATAAAGATTATGTAAAATATCAAATGGTTCCAGAGCATCGTCCACAGGACTTCAAGCCACTTGTAATTACAGAAGATGATTACAGAGGTGTAGAGGATGCTTTGAAACATTTTCGTAGATATACTTTAGGTATTTTAGCAAACAATTTAAATAACTTTCAACAGGATATGATTGATGCTATACTTGTTGAAGATGTAAATTCAAACAAGCTAGGCATTTTAGCATATGTACCAGAGCTTGTATCTCGTGAACTAAAAGAAAACAGTCTTAAGAAGTCACTTAGAACACTTTATAGAAATAGTAACTATATTGGAGAACCTAAAGAAGATTTTGAAGGTGTTGTTTGTGTTTTGGCTGAAAATTATATTGCAGATTACGAAAAATTCGTGTATACTTGTGATTATATGGGAAACGTTGTTTCATTTTGGTCTAAGTATCAGTTGCAAACAGGCGATCGTAGAAGAGTAAAAGCAAAGATTAAAAGCCATGTTAAAAATAGATTGTTTGAAGTAAATGAAACACAATTAAATTATGTGAAAATGTATAAGGTATAAAATGAAAATAAAATATGAACAAAAGTGTAAAGTAATTTGTAATGATAACGACAAAGAAGTAGAAGCTGACATAATGTCTTTTACTCCTGAAAGCAGACTCATAGTTGCTATTGCTGGTAACAAAATTCAGCTAAATTATAACAACCACGGAATGTATATAGGCAATAAAGTGGGAATGGAGTTTATAAGTGAAGGACCAAAAAGTTATGAAATCAATATGGGGAGAGTACGTTAATGCCTAATTTAGTTCCTGTAGTTATTGAAAAAGAAAGTCGTGGCGAACGTTCATATGACATTTATTCTAGGCTTTTAAAAGATAGAATCATCATGCTTGATACAGATGTCAATCAGATGAGTGCGAGTTTGATCGTTGCACAAATGTTATTCTTAGAGTCGGCTAATAAAGAAAAGCCAATTAATTTTTATATTAACAGCCCAGGTGGAAGTGTTACAGCAGGCATGAGTATATACGATACTATGCAATTAATTAAATGTCCTGTGCATACTATTGTTATTGGTATGGCGGCTTCAATGGGTAGTTTTTTAGCAAGTGCTGGAGAAAAAGGTAAAAGAATGGTGTTGCCTAATTCAAGGCATATGATCCATCAACCACTTGGCGGTACATCAGGACAAGCAAGTGATGTTGAGATCCAGTACAAAGAATTACAATTTTGGAAAGATAGATTGACAGAGTTGTATGCAAAACACACTGGTCAGCCTGTAGACATATTACAAGCTGATATGGATAGAGATAATTTTATGAGTGCAGAAAAGGCAGTAGAATATGGACTCGCAGATCGTATCATCGAAAGTCGCTGAACTAAAGGGTATTCCTACCCTTGATGAATTAAACAATCAGCTTAGAGAATCAGTACTAGTCGTTACGTTTAACAAGCTAGACGGTGACGAACGTATAATGACATGTACAAAAAAGTTTGAGCTTATTCCAGAATCCAGCAGACCTAAGACTGACAAAGAACCTCCAAAAGGTAATGTAACAGTTTGGGATTTAAATGCTAAAGGATGGCGATCATTTAAGTATGATCGTGTAACAAAAGTAGAAACAGGAGAATCATGAGTGAAAAATATTTTTGTAATTGGATTAGTAATTGGTGCTAGTATGATTACCAATGGTGCTATTGCACACACATCTGATGTATCTATACAGGATCACTATAAAACTGTTATTGACAGAACACCATACGAAGTTGAAGTATGTACTGCTGTCGAGACAAACAAAGGTCCTACTATTGGTGGTTTAGATGTGCAAGGTGCAATTATTGGCGGCATTATCGGTAATCAAATTGGTGACATGAAAGGTAACGGTGCCGCAGGTGCTCTTATCGGAGGATTGTTAGGAGGAGAAAAAACTCCAACTAATAAATGTGTAATTGAAACTAGATACAACGAAACATCTAAGAATGTCTACAGTCATAGCACTGTGACTTTTAGTGCTAATGGCAGGGACTATTCAGTAAGGTTTATAAAATGATAAACTTTGTTAGGAGGATGGGCAGGACGGTAATGCAGCGGATTGCTAATCCGTACTACGTGTATAAGCGTAGAGTGGGTTCGACTCCCACATCCTCCGCCATTTTTGTGTGTTTTCTTTTAGCAAGTTGTCATCCTGTGTTTGCTTACGATGATATAATTGAACAACTAAACGATTATGTTATTGTTGAAGTAGATACAAATGAATGCAAAAGAGATAGAAAGTCAGATGGCTGGTACATGCCTTGGGCTAATAAGATACATTTCTGCAAAGAAAATATTATCCAAGGCTGGCCAAAAGAAAAACACGAAAGCGTTTTTAGAAAAGTTTTACTTCATGAGGCTGTTCATGTAGCCCAAGATTGTAAAGCTGGTTTCAACAATAATCATTTGCACAATATAAGTGTAAATGTAGAAGTGCCTGATTATGTTGCTAAACGTTATAGCAAAGACAGGCATACAATCGAAGCAGAAGCATTTTCTTATTGGCACAAAGGTGATAAACCTTTGGCGTTAGTAAGAAAATATTGTTAGGCTGGTGTAGCTCAATTGGTAGAGCAGCTGATTTGTAATCAGCAGGTTGCGGGTTCGAGTCCCATCACCAGCTCCATTTTTCAAAGGAGATAAAACATGTTAACATTTGGCGTTGTCGTTCTGGCATTATGGTCTATGGACAACAGAGAATATATTGATACAATGAATGAGCAATTAGCTCAAGGATATAAATGGGAGCAAATCGAATGTAGAGCTCCTGACAATTCATTGCCTCATATTGCAATAGAAACACCAATTGGCAACAAATACGTTTGTCACAAACTCAAAAAATAATATATGATGTATATATGTCTTACGGCTATGTTACTAGTTCTTTCAGTAACATTAGCCGTAATTGTAAGATTTACTTTTGTTTTGAAACAAAATGTTATGCACAATAGATGCCATACGGACGGTATAAATATTGAGGACTTGCACGGTCACACAGAACCGCACGTATGAGATACTATGATTTTTATTGCCGCACCATTTGGAAACTATATACACCGTAAAGATACTGTTAGTGTTACGGGAACATTTACTGTAGATCCACGTCCTGGCAGATTAAAAGCAATAATTAAAACTCTACGATATACCAAACAGGGTTGGAGGAACAAATTAGGTTTACGTAATCCTGGTTTACATGCTGGTATGTTTAAAACAAGTTATAATGATGTGCTAAGTGTAGCGGCTATAAATCCTACAGATTGGACAAAAATACAAATGGCAATAAGCACACAACGTAATATAGAATTGAATGTAAGTTGTCCTAATTTAGATTCACATGACGACACAACAACTTGGGAAAGTTTTGAAAAGTTTCCCGAAAGAATGACAGGCGATTACTGTATTGTAAAGATTCCTCCAACGAGTAGCGAAGAATTGATTGATAAAATAGTAGATATGGGATATACACAGATACATGCAAGTAATACCTTGCCAACAGACAAAGGTGGATTAAGTGGTAAAACACTTGTTCCTTATACACTAAAAATTATACAGTATATAAAAAACAAGTATTCAAATATAGAAGTAGTAGCAGGTGGTGGAATCACTTCACCACAAGATGCACAAACATATTACGATGCAGGTGCTGATCATATCAGTTTAGGATCGGTATGTTTCACACCTTGGAAAATAAAAAAAATTATTCACTTGACTAATTCTTAAATATTAGTTATATTAAAATTAATACATAGGTATAGTGTCAATGGTAGCACGTCGGTCTCCAAAACCGAAAGTAGGAGTTCAAATCTCTTTACCTATGCCAATTTTA